GGAACCCCCCAGACTATTCTAACTTGCTCCATCAACGCGGCCAGCCCGGTAGCCCTTCTAACCGGTTCCGGCGAATATGCACGAATTAAGATGAAGTTCCCGGTAGTGCGACTTAGAAGGTCTGCATCCGCTGGTGGCACGTCCGATCCTACGGAAGCTTACTTTGGAATGGCCACTACACGCACTAGCGGAAGCACGATTTCCGATGCTAGTATTGCCGATTTCCATCGACTTCTATATGGTGGAATCGCTAGCGATCAGCCAAGCGCCACCGGAGTCGATGCATATTCATATATCTTCACTTTGGACGATGTTGTTTCGGGTTCTTCCACGTCCGCCGGCTTCTACTATCTTTCAGGTTCGCGACGCGCCGGCACTAGCTATGGCGTCACGTCTTGGAAGGATTTGCTTGATGCAGATTATAACCAGTTTACAATACCTCTGCACAGCGGGTTCGACGGCTGGGACATTACCAAGCCCGATCCTGTGTATAACGCGGGCATGCCCGACGGGTCGACAGAAGATACCAGCTATGCATATCACACCATTAAGCGGGCACTTGATACAGTTGCAGACCCCGAAGTAGTAGATATGAACTTGTTGACCACTCCGGGCATTACCCAGACGTCTCTAACTGATCAGATGGTTGCACTGTGCGAAGCTCGCGCTGATGCTCTATCTTTGATTGATTTGCCAGACGTGTACATCCCAGTGCAGGAATCATATCAATCTAATAAGGCCGACAGAATTGGCACGACGCCGGTTCAAGCGGCAGCCGCTTTACGTAATCGTAGAATAGATTCGAGCTATGGTTGTACCTTCTATCCTTGGGTTCAGACTCGGGATGAGGGAACTGGCCGCATGCTGTGGATTCCCCCAAGTGTAGCAATGATGGGGGTTCTTGCAAGCTCACAGGCGAAGACCGCTCTGTGGTTTGCTCCCGCCGGATTTAACCGCGGCGGCCTAACCAATGGTGCGGCAGGTATTCCGATTACGAACGTAACTGAAAGATTAACCTCTAAAGAAAGAGATTTGCTGTATGAAGCGCGCATTAACCCAATTGCCTCCTTCCCCTCCACCGGGATTGTGGTATTCGGTCAGAAGACGCTTCAAGAAAGAGCTTCTGCTCTCGATAGAATTAATGTGAGAAGATTGGTAGTTTTCCTCAAGAAGCAAATCTCCATTATCGCCTCTCAGATTCTATTTGAGCAGAACGTTCAAGCAACTTGGGATCGATTTAAGTCTCTGGTTGAGCCGTTCTTGGCGAACGTCATGGTGAAGTATGGTATTACTGACTATCGACTAATTCTTGACGAGACTACGACCACCCCAGATTTGATTGATCAGAACATTTTGTATGCTAAAATTATGATTAAGCCGGCTAGAGCGATTGAATTTATTGCAATTGACTTCGTGGTTGCTCGCACTGGCGCATCATTTGATGACTAATAAATTAAAAATGAACTAATTAAATTAGAACCAAGGGAGAAACTAAACAATGGCATTTTGGTCAACAAATTTCGGAGAAGACACCACCCTAAAGGATCCCAAGCGGAAATTTAGGTTTACGGTATCCTTTACCGGGGTAACAGCTGCACAGGGCGGGGCAGTCCTGTGGTATGCAAAAACCTGCGACAAGCCCAGTTTTACAATTGAATCTCAAGATCACAAATACTTGAACCATACCTTTTGGTATCCCGGATCAGTTACGTGGGGCGAGGTGGGCGTTACACTCGTCGATCCAGTAGATCCGGACACCGCAGCCACCCTTTCCGATATTGTTACGGCTTCTGGCTATAAGCCTCCCACTGACGCAACCAACGAAAGCATGACTACGATGTCAAAGGCCAAGTCCGCCGGCGCCCTCGGTACTGTTATCATTACTCAAATTGATGCCGATGGTAATCCCCTTGAGCAGTGGACGCTCTGGAATGGCTTCATTACAGAAGTGAATTACGGATCACTTGAATATGGCTCGAACGAACTTACCGAATTGACGGTAAAGCTTCGGTATGATTGGGCGCGCGTCTTCACACCCCAAAGCAAGTCCGCCGGCCCCACGGGTGGAAATGAATTCTTCGGCGTTAGATCTAGCTAACCAATATTAAAATAAGAGGTGTATATTGTCACGAAATAAAGATCGTGTAGGTGCTAAGCAGCCCAACACAACCGCCCCCGTCCAACAAATGGCGAACAACGACACAGGGGGCACGACCTTTTCCTTTGTAGTCCCTACCGAATTTGTAGAGCTTCCTTCGGGGGGCAAATATTATCCGGAAGGTCATTCTTTGCATAATGAAGGAAGCATTGAAATTAAACAAATGACTGCGAGAGAGGAGGATATTCTTACATCACGAACTCTTCTCAAAAAGGGTGTCGCTTTAGACCGCGTTATTCGTAATTTGATTATCGATAAGAGCATCGACCCCGATTCTTTATTGGTAGGTGATAGAAATGCCATTATTATTGCCACCAGAGTGGCCGGCTATGGGCCCGAATATACCACAAAAACAATGTGTCCCGCTTGCGGAGAAACACAAGATTATCAATTTGATTTAAATGAAGCCTTAATTTATCAGGGAGATGAACTGGAGACGATGTCCGTTAAATATAACGACGATGGGACATTCAACGTTAAATTACCCCAGACCAAACTAGATGTTACATTTAGACTTCTCGATGGTTATGATGAAACGCGCGTGGCTAAGGCCATCGAACGCGAGAAGAAAACCAAGAAGACAGAATCCCTGATAACACAGCAACTTAAAAGCATCATAGTGGCCGTTAATGACAACACGGAAGACGAAGCTTTAAGCTATGTAATAGCCAACATTCCCTCCAAGGATTCGCGACACCTCCGGCTAGCATATAAGGCCGCGGCACCCAATGTGGATCTCACACAACACTTTGAGTGCGAAGAGTGTGATTACGGTGCTGATATGGAGGTTCCGCTAGGGGCGGAATTTTTTTGGCCTGACCGATGAGTACATGGAAGGAGTGTATGAGCACTTCTTCTTTTTGAAATATGCCGGCGGCTGGTCCTTCTCAGAAGCATACAATCTTCCCGTCGGGTTGCGGATGTGGTTTGTAGAGAGGCTTGTACAGCAGCTACAAGATGAAAAGGATGCCATGGAGAAGGGATCGAGTGGCAGTAGCTCCAACACACAGGTCCTTTCTTCCCACAATCAGCCCAATTCTCCCCCACAGATGCGTAGCCAATTTGGCAGAACTGAATAGTTCTGCCTTTTTTATGTAGCAACTAATTATCTTAGGGAATTAAAGAGGATTTTTTATGGCCGAATTTGACGAGATCAAAAGAGCTATTAGAGAAGGCTTTAAAGAAGCTGCCGGCGCAATGAGAGAAGGCGCCCCCGGTGGCGCCCCTGGTGGTACTACAGGCCCACGCGCATCTGAGGCCGGTTTAGAGCTAATCCAAGCTCGCATTGACGCCCTCAAAGAAGAACAGGCCCTACACGAAAGCGCACTTGCTACCGCTGAGAGTGAATATGTTAGACGCCAAATGGCCAAAGAAATTGCAGATACAGAACGCGATATAGATAGAGAACGCGTGCGCTTGTATGAGACGCATCTAGACTTGGGAAAGAGCATAACTGCCGACCAGGCCGCCTTTTTGGAACAACAGGACTTAATTGTAGATAAAGAACGCCAGCGCATCAGGCTTAAGAAACAAGTGAACAAACTTGGCACCGATATGCTTAAAACTATGGGCCAGCAGATGATAGGTCAAGGAAAAATGGGCAAAATGATTATGAGTGGCATAGGGGGCATGCAGAAGTTTGTTAAAGGTGCCAAATTGCTCAAGAAAGCCTTGGATGCGGGCGCAATCTCGGCCCAGGCATTAATGGGGGCATTAGGAATCGGGATTATTGTATTTGTTATAATGCTGGTGGTTAAGCTCGTAAAATGGATCTTTGAATTAGCCACAGCCACCCGAGATGCAGCAGTTGGCTTTCAGCGGATGACCGGCGCCACTTATGCAATGGGTGAACAGATGGCCAACGCCCAAAAAGAACTTGAAGCTACCGGTGTGGACATGGACGAAATGCGGCAACAGTACACGAGCTTATATCGAGAAACCACTATCTTTACAGAAGCTTCGTCGGCCCAACAGAAGCAAATGGCTAAAACAGGCGCAGTCCTTGCTGAATTAGGAGTTAGCGCCCAGGACTATGCGAAAGGTATACAAGGTGCGGTGAAAGGCCTCGGGGTTTCCCTAAGTGATGCCGACAACGTAATGCTTGAAATGCGCGCGCATGCTATGGATATAGGCGTCGATGTGGGCATCCTAGCTAGCCAATTTGCTACTGCTGCCGGCAGCATGGCCCAGTTTGGCAAAGACGGGGTGAAAGCTTTCAAAGATCTCTCAATGATCAGCAAGATCACAGGCATGGACTTGAACAGCATCCTTCAACTCACAGGCAAGTTTGATACTTTTGAAGATGCCGCCGCAATGACCGGAAAGCTTAATGCTGCTCTTGGTGGAAACTTTGTGAATGCGATGGATA